TAGTGAACTGTTATGTCGAGATCGCGCGAAGTTCATCATTTGCCGAGAACCTCACCGGGATGGAGGCACTCATTACCATGTGTTTGTCGACTACAGACGCGTACGGGATCTCACGGGAGCTCGTAGATGGGACGTACAGGGAGTGCATCCGAATCTTCTCCGAGTACGAAGGACTCCATGGCGCGCTTACGCCTACGTTACGAAACACTCAGATGTTATCCGAGACACTTTCGACGACAGAGATAGACCGAAGCCTCCAGCGAGAAATTCTCATGCTGACGGAGTGGGCAAACGACGTTGGGAGACAATCACAAATGCTGCAGACAAAGACAGCTTTTTTGCGAAGTGCCAAGAAATGGATCCGAGAGCTTTGGTCACAGCTTTCGGCAATGTATCCCGATACGCCGATTGGAAATATCCGGATCTTCGAGGATCCTATGACTCCCCCGAGGGAATATGCGTCGACCTGGGGGGATATCCCGAACTCCGAGAGTACTTTCGAGATTGGTTGCAACAAACGGGTAGGTGAGTCTTGCACGTCGGGCACGTCGACGCACGGCCCATCCCTGCGGGAAGCGACCCCAAGGGCCCGTGCGGTCGAGCCGGCCCTCGGGTGCGCCCAGTTTCAATAGATTCACTAGCTGATTGGTGATAGGCCAAGATCACTGATACTATGGGGTCCTACGAGGACTGGGAAGACCTTGATGAGTCGATCGTTCGGTAGGCACATGTATTTTGGTGGATTATTCAACATGGATCAGCTTGACACAGAAGCTGACTATGCCGTTTTCGACGACATTCAGGGAGGTTTTGAGTACTGGCCTGCTTACAAATCCTGGCTGGGAGGACAAAGAGAATTTACCGCCACGGACAAATACAGACACAAGCAGGTCGTCAAATTCGGCAAGCCCTGCATCTACTGTTGCAATGACGAGCCAGGAATGGGACGCGGCGTTGATTTTAGCTGGCTTCAAGGGAACTGCTTAATTGTACATGTAGATACCCGCATTTGCTGGGTACAAGAATGACTAAGTTTCCCTCCAGTACACGGTACTCTCAGCATTGATCGTTGTGGGTCCAGCTGTGGGACCTTGCGACACAGCATGCGCAAACATATCCAAGACATAGACATTCCCTGCTGATCGAGGACTCTCCACACTCCATACATTGCTTTCCATGTCATCTCCCTCCTCGGGATCATCAAACACGATCTTCTTCCTGATTGGATGCCACATTTTGAAATTACGGACCGTTGGGTTGTTAGCGAATGGGTTGAAAACACGCTTGCGGTCATAGATGACGCGTATTTTCTTGGGATCGGTCTGTGCATCGAATGAAAATCGTTCGGAGTAGTCGATCCCATCGGATCCCCGCAATATGTCTTCGGTAACTTCCGGGTGTATGTCATTGAGGTAAGGTTCCCAACGCCGAAAGTAATTGCCGTCCGAATTGAGAACGCTCTGGGCAAACTCGTAGCGTTTGTACGACCAGAACACGATGCGCCTCCATATGACGGCTTGAGTCATCTCCATGTACATGACATCCTTCCAGCCAACGAAAAAGATCGACGATCGATTACGGTCCTGCGGATCCACCTCCTGGTTATCGTACTCACGTGTGGGCGGACTCCACAAATTGTACGCAACGGAGTTGAACCCTGTTGCAAGCGTGATTGGCTGAATAGTACCGGTTGACGTGGCCCCAAGCATCTTATCGCTCTTCTTGGTCTGGCTTATGGCGAGAACTCGCCTTTTGAAACGTCTTGCAGGAACAGATCGCCGATACGAACGACGAACACGCGGCCTCCATCGGACCTTGCGCCCTCTTCGGCGGTAAGGCGCTACCGTACGGCGGCGATAGGCTCGCCTGCGTCCCGAGGCCCATCTCCGATACATATCCGCTGCAACGAGAGCAGTAAAAGTGGGGCGGGTCACAGGAACTGTTGCAACCGTAGTGTGACATTTACGTAAAAGTGGTGTGACTGTGACGTTCGGCTGTTGCCTAAAACGCCACGACGCGCGGCCTGCGCGATTTATACCTTGGTGTGTGGGGGTCACGTTACCCACCCACACACCTTAAAAGGACAGAGAGAATCTTAAAGAGTGGCTCTGTCCTCAAGCAATGTCGTTCCCTCCATTGTCCCCATTAATTTTCTCAATTGAAGGATCCTCCCCACTCCAAGATGCTCAGGAGCCAGATGATGTTCTCGACTTTGACGACGGAGAAACGATCGCCTCCTCATGGTTGGATGCTGGAGAAATACAGCAACGAGCGGAGACTCCTCAACCAGGCGCTTTTCGATTCAAGGGCCGGTATTGTGTGCTCACGTACAGCCAGGTGCCTCCAGCTTTCCGCCCTCTGGATATTAGTGAACTGTTATGTCGAGATCGCGCGAAGTTCATCATTTGCCGAGAACCTCACCGGGATGGAGGCACTCATTACCATGTGTTTGTCGACTACAGACGCGTACGGGATCTCACGGGAGCTCGTAGATGGGACGTACAGGGAGT